CGCTAACTTAAACCGAGGTGCCCCCTTTCCCTCAGTATGTTTGAACACTTAATTACGCCTACGATTTTTGACGAACCGCCCGAGTACACAAGGGTAGATTCCGCTACGCCGCAGCAGGTGTTGGACGCGCAAATAAAGACCGCAGACTTTTTAGAGTCGATTGGCGCAGCGTCAGACGAAGAAGTTGAAGAGAACGCTAGCAAAAAGAACGCACAACTTGCGTTTACTGCTATGGCTGCTGGTGCCCCTGCTGAAAAAGTAAAGCAGCAGTTAATGGCAAACACCACGCCAGAAGCAGTACGACGGCTTGTAGGGATGTTGACGGCGTACGACTGGGCGTTTGTTGAGCAGGCGCGGCAGATGAGAGGGTACGCGGTTGCAAAAATACTGGAAGATACAGAGCACCCTGACCCACGCTATCGGTTAAAAGCCCTAGAGATGCTAGGTAAAGTCACCGAAGTTGCGCTATTTACGGAACGCGTGGAGGTTAAGAAAACTGAGCTAACGGATGAAGAGATTGAAGCCAAGATTAAGGCTAAGCTTGGCAAATATATGGGCGCTATTGAAGTAGAAGCCCAAGAAAAAACCCATGAATCTAAGTGATCACGAAGCAGAAGCACTGCGTAAAGTGCTGCCGTTGATGCCATCTGAAGAAAAGATGGAGGTGCTAACGCTGCTTGATGAGTTTGATAGGCGTAAATCACTCAAAAAATCTAAAACATCGCTACTTGCGTTTGCGCACCACGTATATCCGGGCTTTAAAGAAGGCGCACACCATAGAAAACTGGCAAAAATATTTGAAGATGTAGTTGCAGGACGTAAAAAACGAGTCATTATTAATATCGCCCCACGTATGGGCAAGTCTGAATTCTCAAGCTACCTGTTTCCGGCTTGGTTTTTAGGTCAGTTTCCCGATAAAAAGATCATTATGGGGACGCACACTGCGTCTTTATCAGAAGATTTTGGTAGACGCGTTAAAAATTTGGTGGACGCTGATGAATATCAGGAGATTTTTCCAAAAACAGCCCTCGCAGAAGACCAAAAAGCTGCCGGAAAATGGTCTACCGGAGCTGGAGGTCAATATTATGCTGTTGGCGTTGGCGGCGCTCTGGCTGGGCGTGGTGCTGATCTGTTTGTTATTGACGATCCTCATTCTGAACAGGACATAAAGGCTAATTCACGCCTGACATTTGATCAGGCATGGTCATGGTTTCAGACAGGCCCACTACAACGCTTAATGCCGGGGGGCGCTATTATCGTTATTATGACTCGATGGAGTCTTGTTGATTTAACAGGGCGTTTAATTGATTATCAGATTAAAAACCCAGAGTCAGATCCGTGGGAGATTGTAGAACTCCCAGCTATATTGAATGAGAGTGAAGAAAACGAAAAGAGTCTGTGGCCTGAGCAATGGCCGTTAGACCAGTTAAAAGCAAAACGTGCGGGCATGGACCCGCGATATTGGCAGGCCCAATATATGCAGCAGCCCACAAGCGATGCGGCTGCGGTTATTCAACGTAATATGTGGAAAGTGTGGGAGCACGAAAGCCCTCCACGCTGTGAATATATTATTCAGTCGTGGGATACGGCGCATGAAACAAAAACTTCTTCGGACTATACCGCCTGTACGACGTGGGGTATTTGGTATAACGACGAAGATGGTGGTGCGCCCAATATTATTTTAATTGATGCTTTTAAATCTCGAATGAATTTTCCGCAGCTCAAAGAACGAGCGATGGAGATGTATAAAGAGTATGAACCTGATGCCGTTGTGATTGAAAAGAAAGCGGCAGGTGCTCCGCTTATACAAGAAATGCGGCGTGTAGGGGTGCCAATACAGGAGTTCAGCCCATCACGGGGTAACGACAAACATGTGCGCGTTAATTCTGTCGCAGATATATTTGCCAGTGGTAAAGTCTGGGCTCCTGATACGCGCTGGGCCAGAGAAGTCATTGAAGAAGTTGCAGCTTTCCCGGTTGGGGAGCATGATGACTACGTGGATACGATGACACAGGCGCTGTTGCGGTTCAGGCAGGGTGGGTTTATTTCATTGCCAAACGATGAGCCTGACGATGTTCGCTACTTTAGAGGCTTCCGTGGGCAGAAACGCGGCTATTACTTAGGTTAGGACAGATCATGGCTATTGATAAGAGTTTATATAGCGCCCCGGAAGGGCTTGAATCTTTGGCACTTGAAGAAGCGCCTATTCAGATTGAGATTGAAGACCCTGAGTCCGTAACGATTGGTATGGGTGGGGTTGAGATTGAGATCGAGCCGGGGAGTGACGACGAGGAAGAAGCGTTTGATTCCAATCTAGCCGAGTTCATGGAAGAAAGCGATTTGCAGAAAATCGCCAGCGACGTGTTGGAGTTAATTGAGGCAGATATTAACTCACGCAAAGATTGGGTTGATACTTATGTAAAAGGGCTGGATGTCCTTGGGCTACGTTATGACGAGGTGACTGAGCCTTGGGATGGTGCGTGTGGTGTGTTCTCTACGCTGCTGACTGAAGCAGCGATTCGTTTCCAGAGCGAGTCTATTATGGAGACGTTTCCGGCAGGTGGACCTGTAAAAACACAGATTATTGGACAGTTTACCCCTGAAATTGAAGAAGCGGGTAAACGAGTAAAAGCTGATATGAACTATCAGCTAACCGATAAAATGCCGGAATATAGGTCAGAGCACGAACGCGCATTATGGGGCGTTGCATTAGCAGGCTCGTCATTTAAAAAAGTTTATTATGATCCGTCGTTAGAACGACAGGTTTCATTTTATATTCCTGCGGAAGATGTCATTCTTCCATACGGCGTAACTAATATACGCCGTACAGATCGTCTTACGCATATGATGCGTAAAACTAAAAACGATATTAAACGGTTGCAGCATAGTGGATTTTATCGAGATATTGATCTTGGTGATCCGTTTGCAAATCAAACTGATATTGAAAAAGCTAAAGCACAAAAAGAAGGCGTTGAGCAAACTAAAGACGAACGCTATCAAATATGTGAAGTACATATTGAATATGACTTACCGGGGTATGAAGAAGATTTACCATTACCTTACGTCATTACAATTGATAAAGGCACTAGTAAAGTTTTAGCCATACGGCGAAACTATAGAGAAGATGACCCTCAGAAACGTGCGCGTCAGCACTTCGTACACTATATGTACATCCCCGGCTTTGGGGCTTATGGCTTTGGGTTGATTCATGTTATTGGTGGCTACGCCACGGCAGGCACTATGCTGATCCGTCAGTTGGTGGATGCAGGGTCGCTATCTAATCTTCCCGGTGGGTTAAAGGCTCGTGGGCTGCGGATCAAAGGCGATGACACGCCTATCGCTCCGGGTGAATGGCGAGATGTGGACGTGCCGGGGGGTGCGATCAGAGACAACATTCTGCCGTTGCCTTATAAAGAACCCAGCGCAACACTCCTCGCTTTACTTAATCAAATCACTGAAGAAGCGCGACGGCTCAGTGGTATGGCTGATATGAAGATCAGCGATATGTCGAGTCAGGCTCCGGTGGGTACAACGCTGGCACTGCTTGAGCGGCAGTTAAAAACAATGGGTGCTGTGCAGGCTCGCATCCATGCGGCGATGAAAGAAGAGTTCAAGCTGCTCAAAGAAATTATCAGGGAGTACACCTCACCTGATTACAGCTACGTGCCACAGGATGGCACCCCGCAGGTTAAGGCTGAGGACTACGATATTGTAGAAGTTATTCCTGTGTCTGATCCCAACGCCTCGACAATGGCTCAGCGGGTTGTGCAGTATCAAGCCGCTTTACAACTAGCGCAAGGTGCGCCTCAGTTATATGACATGCCCCGCCTACACAGGCAGATGTTGGATGTGTTGGGTATCCCTAACGCCGATAAATTAGTACCCCTGCCGGATGATCAGAAGCCCAAAGACCCCATAACCGAGAACATGAATGTGCTCAAGGGCACTCCACTAAAAGCGTTTATCTATCAGGATCATCAAGCGCATATCACAGCACATATGACCTTCTTGCAAGACCCAAGCATCATGCAGACCATAGGGCAAAACCCGATGGCGCAGCAGATGCAGGCCGCGATGATGGCTCACGTTGCCGAGCACTTAGGGTTTAGATACCGTCAAGAAATTGAGCAGCGTGTTGGTGCACCGTTGCCCGGACCTGAGCAAGAGGTGTCTGAAGCTGAAGAGTTGGCGATGGCTAAATATGTTGCCGAGGCTGCTCAACAAGTGCTCCAGATACATCAAGCTCAAGCGGCGCAAGCTCAAGCACAGCAGATGTCCGCAGATCCGCTGGTTCAGATGCAGCAGCAGGAGTTGCAGATCAAGGGTATGGAGCAGCAGCGCAAGGCGCAGAAAGATTCTATTGATGCACAGATTGCTGAAAAGCGGTTGAACGTTGAACAGCAGCGAATTGCTGTGGAAGCACAGAAAGAAGGCATACGTCTTCAGAACCAGAATCAACAGAACGAACGCAAGCTACAGCTTGATCTTATTAAATCACGCATGAAAGGCGGCAGTTAATGACCCATGAGAGGCAGATGCTAGATCACTTATTTAACAGACTCAAAGAACGAGAGCGAGAAGTAAGCGATGCAATGGCTGAAGGATCGGCTAAAGACTTTGCTGAATATCGAAATTTGTGCGGCGTAATCCAAGGTCTACGCCGTGCAAGGTTAGAAGTACAAGACCTTGTGCAACGTTATGAGGAATTTGAAAATGACTGATACAGCTCAAGCTGTGATTGAAGATATTCAAGAAAAAGCCAAGCAACTGCCGATTGTTAAGGGGTATAAGATTCTTTGTACTCTGCCTAACATTGAAAATAAGTTTGATAGCGGGCTTATTAAAGCAGACGCAACGGTTAAATATGAAGAGTTACTGAGTAACGTGCTCTTTGTCGTAGCACTGGGTGATATGGCATACGCAGATCAGAGCAGGTTCCCAACAGGACCGTGGTGTAAAGCAGGTGATTTTATTATTACTCGCGCCAACACCGGCACTCGCATCAAGATTCACGACCGCGAGTTTCGGATTATTAATGATGATTCCGTCGAAGCTGTGGTGGAAGATCCCCGTGGCATTCAACGTGCGTGAGGTGACATATGGAAAAAACTGAATTTAAGTTTCCCGATGAACAGGAAACTAAACAAGAAGCCAAGGGTAAAAACGACGATTTTGAAATTGAAATTGAAGTCGTTGATGACACTCCAGAACAGGATAAAGGGCGTAAACCGCTTGATGAGCCTGTCAATGAAGTAACTGATGACGAGCTTTCTAAATACGACGAAGGTGTGCAGAAACGTATTAAGAAACTGTCGCATGGTTACCACGATGAACGTCGGGCTAAAGAAGCAGCTTTGCGAGAGCGTGAAGAGGCGCTGAAGTTTGCTCAGCAGATTATTGAAGAGAATAAACATCTTAAGAAAAATCTGGGCGACCACACGACACTTCTTGTAGGTACAGCTAAACACAACGCTGAAATGGCGCTGGATCAAGCGCGTAAAAAATACAAGGAAGCATACGAGTCATTTGATCCTGATCAGATTGTTGCAGCGCAGGAAGAATTAACCCAAGCAAAATTGCGGTTGGATAAAGTTCTTAACTTCACACCAGCCCCTTTACAGGAACGAGAAATTCCTGTAAACATGCAACCACAATCCGCTTCAGATAATGCGCCGGATTCCAAAGCACTTGCATGGCGAAAGCAAAATCAGTGGTTTGGACCTAACCGGCCCATGACTGCCTTCACTCTGGGGCTGCACGAGCAGTTAGTCGAAGAAGGCATTGATCCTACCTCAGAGCAGTATTACGAGGTAATCAATACGACACTACGTAGTAAGTTCCCTGAACATTTTCCTGATGAGCGCGGAAGATCAGAGGAAAAACAGAAACGGACGAGCAGTAATGTTGTAGCCCCGGCAAGTCGCAGCGTTGCGCCAAAGAAAATCACGCTGACACAGACTCAAGTGGCACTTGCTAAGAAGTTTAAGATTCCTTTGGAACTTTATGCCCGGAAAGTGGCGGAAGGTATGACACAAAATGGCTGATAATCGAAACAACCGTGATCTAAGTACCCGCGATAAAGTAGAGCGTCCTCGTAGCTGGGCACCACCCACGTTACTGCCTGACCCTGCGCCTGAACCGGGATATAAATACCGTTGGATTCGTGTAAGCACGATGGGTCAAGCTGATCCACGTAACGTGTCATCCAAATTACGCGAAGGCTGGGAACCTGTTAAAGCTAACGAGCATCCTGAGATTTCTATGTATCTTGATAACGACATCGAGCGTTATAAGGACAACATAGTCGTAGGCGGCTTGATGCTTTGCAAAACGCCGACAGAAATGGTCGAGCAGCGGAATGCGTTTTATCAACAGCAGGCCGAAGCTCAGATGCGTTCTGTTGACAACAATTTCATGCGCGAGAATGATCCACGGATGCCTCTGTTTTCAGAGCGCAAGTCGTCGGTGACGTTTGGACGCGGTAATCAACAATCGTAGGAGTTAATCCAAAATGGCTTACCCGACTATCGACAAGCCTTATGGCTTGAAACCAATCAATCTGATTGGCGGTCAGGTGTTCGCCGGGGCAACTCGTCAGCGTCGTATCGCATCCGGTGCTTCTAGCATTGGTTTCGGTGACCCTGTCAAGTTTGTTAACGACGGCACCATCGCAGTAACCACGGAAACAACGACTGGCCCCGCCACTGGCTTTGCTGGTGTGTTCTTGGGATGTCAGTTTGTTTCTTCTGTTACAGGTCAACCGACTTGGTCACAATCGTGGACTAGCGGCACTTCGGTAAAGGCAAACACCTTTATCTACGCTTATGTTTGCGAAGATCCTGATCAGTTGTTCCAAGTTGCCGTAGTGACAGGTACAACGGTTGTTTCAACGACCACGGGCCTGACCTACACCAACGTTAACAACAACGTAGCTTTGGTGGCTAACACCCTCAATACTACGACTGGCGATTCGCAGCAGGGCATCCTGTTGAGTTCCGCTGCTGTAACGGCAACGCTGCCTTTGCGAATTGTTGACTTGGTGCCGGATACGGCGTTTACCTATAGTGGCACTGTTTACTATCCTGAAGCTATTGTTAAGTTCAATGCACCGAACGTAACAGGATCTGTCGTGGATGGTGGTCATGCCTACTACAACCCAACCGGACTGTAATAGGGGAAATTAAATGGCTATTTCACGCGCACAACTACTGAAAGAGCTTCTCCCCGGCTTGAACGCATTGTTCGGTCTGGAGTATGCTCGTTATGGGCAGGAACACAAAGAGATTTACGAAACTGAATCTTCTGAGCGTTCCTTTGAAGAGGAAACCAAGCTGTCAGGCTTTAGTGCTGCCCCGGTTAAAAACGAAGGTAGCGCAATCGCTTATGACAACGCGCAGGAAGCTTGGACTGCTCGCTATACGCACGAAACCATTGCACTTGGTTTCTCGATCACTGAAGAAGCGATTGAGGATAATCTGTACGACAGCTTGTCTGCTCGTTACACCAAGTCACTTGCTCGTGCGATGGCTTACACCAAAGAGGTGAAGGCAGCAGCAGTTCTGAACAACGGTTGGGCTTCTACCGTAACTTACGGTGACGGTCAGACTTTGTTCTCTACAGCACATCCGCTGGTTTCCGGTGGCACCAACAGCAACACGACCGCTACGGGCGTGGATCTTAACGAAACCTCGTTGGAAAATGCAGTGATTCAGATTGCTGCGTGGACCGATGAACGTGGGCTTTTGATCGCTGCTAAACCCCGCAAGCTTATCGTTCCTCCTGCTTTGATGTTCGTGGCAACTCGCCTGTTGGAAACCGAACTTCGTGTCGGTACTAACGACAACGACATCAACGCCCTGAAGAACAACGGCTCGATCCCCGAAGGTTATACGGTTAATCACTTCTTGACCGATACCAACGCTTGGTTCCTGACGACCGATGTTCCTAACGGCCTGAAGCATTTTGTACGCACACCGTTACAAAATTCAATGGATGGAGACTTCGACACCGGAAACGTTCGCTACAAAGCTCGTGAGCGTTATTCGTTCGG